GAACAACCAAGCTACAACAAATCTTACAATATTGTCAATTACATTACTACTTCCATTTTAACATGTCTAGTGCAATGTATGAAACAATTATCAAATCGAAGTCCTCAATCTGGGGAACAACATCTTCGGGTAAAGCAGTAGTAGATAGTTATTGGATTCATGATCAATCTTCCGGAAAGAAGTTGGTCGAAGCTCAACTCTATTCTGACTCCAGGAGCAAGACCAGTTTCTGTTACACTGGTAAAGTTGGCTTTCTCCCAACAGAAGAAAAAGAAATTATAGTGAGATGTTTTGTGCCTATTTTTGATGACATTGATCTGAATTTCTCCTTTTCAGGGAATGTTGTCGAAATTCTGGTCAGATCTAACACAACAAACACAAACGGTGTTAAACATCAAGGTCATCTCAAAGTGTTATCCTCTCAGTTGCTCAGAATGCTTGAAGAGCAAATAGCAGTGCCTGAAATTACTTCAAGATTCGGTCTGAAAGAATCTGACATCTTCCCTCCAAATAATTTCATTGAAGCTGCAAATAAAGGATCATTGTCTTGTGTCAAAGAAGTCCTTTTTGATGTCAAGTATTCAAACAACCAATCCATGGGCAAAGTCAGTGTTCTTTCTCCTACCAGAAGTGTTCATGAATGGCTGTACACACTTAAGCCTGTTTTTAACCAATCCCAGACCAACAACAGGACAGTAAACACTTTGGCTGTAAAATCACTGGCAATGTCTGCAACTTCTGATTTAATGTCAGATACTCATTCGTTTGTCAGGCTCAATAATAACAAGCCTTTTAAAATCAGCCTTTGGATGCGCATCCCTAAAATAATGAAATCAAACACATACAGCCGGTTCTTCACCCTGTCTGATGAATCTTCTCCTAAAGAGTATTATATAAGCATTCAATGTCTTCCGAATCACAACAATGTTGAAACAGTCATTGAATATAACTTTGATCAGTCAAACCTCTTCTTGAATCAACTCCTTCTAGCAGTGATTCATAAAATTGAGATGAATTTTTCTGATCTAAAAGAACCTTACAATGTTATCCATGATATGTCGTATCCTCAAAGAATTGTTCATTCACTTCTTGAAATCCACACAGAACTTGCTCAAACTGTCTGTGACAGTGTTCAGCAAGACATGATTGTCTTCACTATAAATGAGCCAGATCTAAAGCCAAAAAAGTTTGAGCTAGGGAAAAAGACTTTAAATTATTCAGAAGATGGTTATGGGAGAAAATATTTCCTTTCTCAGACCTTGAAAAGTCTTCCGAGAAACTCACAAACAATGTCTTATTTGGATAGCATCCAGATGCCCGATTGGAAATTTGACTATGCTGCAGGTGAAATAAAAATTTCTCCTAGATCAGAGGATGTTTTGAAAGCTATTTCTAAATTAGATTTAAATTAACCTTGGTTAAACTTGTCCCTAAGTAAAGTTTGTTTACATGCATTTAGATCAGATTAAACAAATCTAATAACAGATAAACCAAAAACAATCATATGAAATAAATAAATAAACATAAAATATATAAAAAATACAAAAAAAATCATAAAATAAATAAAAACCAAAAAAGGATGGCCTTCGGGCACAATTTGGTTGCTTTAATAATGCTTTAAAAGAATGTATTAGTAAATTATAAACTTTAAATCCAATCTACTCACAAATTGGCCAAAAATTTGTATTTGTTTTTGTTTTTGTTTTTTGTTTTTTGTTTTTGTTTTGTTTTATTTGTTTTTTATTTTGTTTTTTGTTTTTTGTTTTTTATTTTATTTATATATATATATATATATATTTTGTAGTGGTTTTTATTGTTTTTATTATTTTTTGTAGCTTTTTTACTTGTTTATTTCACACGCAAACACACTTTCAAGTTTATATATTAAAACACACATTAAACTTATTTCAAATAATTTATAAAAGCACACTTAATACACTCAAACAATAATTAATTATTTTATTTTTTATTTTATTTTTTATTTTTATTATTTTTATTTTTATTTATTTAAATGCATTTAACACAACACAAAGCAAACCAAGCTCAAATCTCTTTTAAATAGAATCATTTTTCCCAAAATCAATAGTAGCATTAAACATGCTGTAAATGGATGTAAGCCCTTCTTTGTAGTGGTCCATTGCAGCAAGTCCTTTAGCTTTCGGACTACAAGCCTTTAGTATATCTGCATATTGTTTAGCCTTGCCAATTTCAACAGAGTTCATGCTATATCCTTTGCTTTTTAGAACTGTGCACACTTTCCCAACTGCCTCTTTAGTGCTAAACTTAGACATGTCAATTCCAAGCTCAACATGTTTAGCATCTTGATAAATAGCCGGAACTAGTGCAGCTATTTCAAAATTCAGTACAGATGCTATCAGAGGAAGACTTCCTCCTAAGAGAACACCCAAGACACAGGATTTCAAATCTGTGGTTGCAAGACCATATGAGGCAATCAGAGGGTGACTTGGAAGGCTATTTATAGCTTCAGTCAGAGCAGATCCATTGTCCTTTATCATTCCAACAAGATGAACTCTCACCATTGCATCAAGTCTTCGGAAAGTCATATCATTGACCCCAACTCTTTCTGAATTGTTTCTAGTTTTCTTAATTGTGACTGATCCAAAAGTGAAGTCAGCACTCTTAATGACTCTCATTATAGATTGCCTATTCTTGAGGAAGGATAGGCAGGATGCAGTAGTCATGTTCTGAATCTTTTCACGGTTGTTGGTAAAGAAGTCAGTGAAATTGAAAGACCCTTCATTTTGAGTTTCCTCAAATTCTAAGGAATCAGATTGAGTCAAAAGCTTGACTATGTTCTCCTTGGTAATCTTTGCTTTGTTCATCTTGATCTGCTGACTTTACTAACTTTAAAGCTTAAAGTGTTCAAATTACTAAATAGTACTTGCGGTTAAAGTAGTATTTGGTAAAATTTGTAATTTTTCAGTTTCTAGCTTTGGATTATATGATGTTATATTCGTGACACAATTGCTCT